CCCCTACCTAAGCCCTCTTATATACATAGTATCGCGTTGTGATCTTGGTGTCGATACATCCACGCGGGCACCGGGCGCTATGCCCTGGCGTTTCCTTAGCTCTCTATTGTGGCAGTCATTGCACAAGGTTTCTAGCCACCGCCAAGATAGCGGGTTATCACCCCGGGCCTTAAGATCTCCTACCTCTACTATATGGTGCACCATATCACCCTTAAGGATAGTCCCCCGTCGCTTATGCTCGGCGCATAGCGGATTCATACGGCGAAAGGCCCGGCTCGTCTTAGTCCATGCTGCCGAGCTATAGAATCCCGAGCGATCGGCCTTAGCCAAGTGCCTAAAGCGCTCGGCCTCTACGTGCTTATGCTCGTCGCAATAGCCAGGCCGTGGTATTAGGGCGCTGCAATTAACTTGCCTACATATGGAATTAGCGTTTAACATTTTGTCCTTAATATAAGTATATACTTTTTTCAAGCAAAAAGCGTCTAATTTAACCAAAAAGGCAATAGTGTCTTGTCACCCAAAAAGCTAAGACGTTGGTATATAGGCACTTAGCCAATTTTGTCTTGTGGTGTCTTGTCGCTCCAAAAGTCGCAAGACACCCCGCAGCCCTACTCCCAAGCCGTTTCTAGGGCGTTTGTCTCGTTGTCTTGCGCATTTCGCTATATCCCTTATATGAAAAACAAAAATTATTTGTTTCATTGTATCATACAACAAACAAACAAATACTTTCCCTCACATAGGACTTAGTAAAAGTGGCAAGACAACAAGACAAACGCCCTAGAAAGCGCCAGGCCGTAGGGCTGCGGGGTGTCTTGTCACTTTGATCGCCACAAGACACCACAAGACAAAACGTCATAAGCCGTTGAAAATAGCTAACTTACATTTTTTAGCCACAAGACAAAACGATCTTAAGCCCTTATAAATAGCCCACTTACAACGGCCAGAATTGAAAATACATTGAATTAAAAAGGCGTTTTACGGGATTTTAGCATACAGGGCCCTTTATACACCCTTATCTATATACAAGGCCCTATATAAACCCCTCTATATTTAAGATTTTAACTAAAAATAAAAACGCGTTATTTTGTGCAATTATATTGCCTTTCCACAAAAAAGAGCTATATTAGTAATAAGCAAAAACACTAAACCAAAGGACAAAAACCATGGCAAAAGCAATAACAGCAAAACAGGCCGAGAAAATCGCCGCAATTAATAACTACCTTGCCACCGAGATCGGCAAGCCCGGCGCAATGGTAGCCGAAAACGACGCTTCTTTTATTTGGAATTTGAAAAAGATCTACGCCAACGCTACCGGCGTATATTTGGGAGGTAGCGAGGCCGGCGGGCGGCCTTTCAAAGATCGGATCGACTTTGGCCAGATCGGCACCCTCTACGCCGCGATCCGTCGGGGCGACGACGATTTTAAAGAATTTTTACAAACCCCCGCCCCGGCACCCGAGGCCCCCAAGGCACCCGAGGCCCCCGCGCCGGCAGCCAGGAAAAGCAGCCCCGAGCGTGCGCAATTGGTTTTTGATATTTTTATTACGGCCTTAGAGGGCGGCGTAGGCTATTGGGCCTACTCTAAAACCTACCATTGGAGAAACGACGACGGCAGCGACGACGTAACCGGCTTTTACTCCGACATTATCGACGCCGAGAGCGACGACGAAACCGGCGAGGACGCGGGCTTTAAACCCTGCCGGATCGACGCCGCCGTTATCAAGCGGGGTATAAGCCGGATCATGAAAAAGGATTTTCAGGTAAGCGACGCTATTAAAAAAGAGGTTACCCGGGCGAGCTTTTCAAACGACTTCGGCGATATGGACGCCGACCACGCCGACTGCATAGTACAAGCCGGGCTATTTAACGAGATCGTTTTCTGTTAGTGCTAACCGGGGCCTACGGGCCCCACCGCCAAAACCAAAGGACAAAAACCATGATAGAAGAAAATAAGAAATACTATTACACGCAAAAGGATGTTGAAAACGAAGCTATACGAATTTTAGAGGGAGCAATAAACTATATCAAAGGGATCGGGCCGGCAGTCCAAACTAATATATTTGACGCCTCTAATATGGTAGCCGACGCGTTAAAACATTGTGGAATAAGATAATAGCCCCGGGGCCTACGGGCCCCACCACTAAAACCAAAGGACAAAAACCATGATAAAAGAAAATAAGACAAGCGCCGACGCCCACGAGCTCGTAGAGGTAGAGCCCCGGGATCTTATAGATTCAATACAAAAGGCCCACGAGGATCGCCGGCAAAAGGTTAATCGGGGGTGCTATATACTGCGCAAGGCCGGGCTATTGGCTAACTCCGAAAATATAGAAGAGGCGATCACGGCGCTTTTACACGTCGCCGGCCAAAGGCTACACTATGCCGAAATGGCCATGATCCAACAAGTCGCCGAAAATATTATACACGATACTAGAAAATGCTTAGGAAAAATATAAATTCAGTATACGCGGCTAGCCCCGACCACCACGCCACCGGCCACGCGCCACGGCGACGGCGGGGGCTACCCCTGCGGTGTGTGCCCTCGACCGAAACAGGGGCGCAGCGGGTCTGGCGTTGTAGTGGCCCACCAATCCCCCAAGCCATAAGGACAAAAACACCATGAGCAAATTACTAAACGGGTTGATCCCGCCTAAAACCCCGTGCCCTTTTAAAAGCCGGTGCCGGCTATATTGCCACCACGCGGGAAAAGATCATTTAGCCGCTTTTTCATGCGCAGCCGCCCGGGCTTTCGATATAGAAGAAAGGCCCCGCCGCCCTTACACTATGTACACGCGGAGGAAAAAATAAAATGAGGTATCACGAGTGCGTAAAATTGTTTGGCGTGGAATTTAAACGCCGGGTAGAGCGCGAGCGCCGGCGAAAGCGTAAGATCTGGCTTACTCGGATCTCTCAATGGGCGCTATTTATAGCTATGGTTTTGCTTTTACTCTTGGGGGATCGGTTATGAGCCCACGCCGTAAAATAAGGCCCCACGAGGCAGGCCGTAGGCCATGCACGAGCCCCGAGGGTAGACTAGTAAATTATAGTATTATGCTGCCGCCAAGCCTTAAAGCGTGGTGTATGGAAAAAGGGCCGGCCCGGGTGCGGGCGCTCTTGGAATTGTACCGGGGCCCCGAGGACGGATCTAAACCGCTGCGCTATTTACCATAGCCCCAAACTTGGCCGGCGGGATCGTGGTGCCGGTCAACGTGTAGAAAGCTGTTATCTTTAAAGCCTATACCGTTAAACCCTACGATCTGCGCCACCCTTATAAGCTCCCACTCTTCGCCCGGCTCGGTGCGAATATCGAAAGCCCCGCGCAAGTGCGCCGAGTTTGGCCGGCCCTTAATATACCGGTTGTACCGCTCGCACCTGGCCGCGCTGTTTAATATCATAGGGCGGTTTAAAATCAGCCGCATAGCGTAGAGCATTTCTATAGATCTATAATCCGGCAAATGACAGCACCCGTCCGGGCACATTAACTCTTTAGACGTGAAAAACTCGCGTATTCTCATTTTATCTAATACCATTTAAACCTCGCTTTATTATAAGTTTTTTAGGGCCCGGGGCGCAAATTAACGGCGTAATTTAAGCCTTATCAGTAATATTGAATATTGGGCCAATAAAAGGGCGACGCTAAAAGGCCATTTTATAATGCCCCAAATTTTGAAAAACCATTTAATCATTTTCGCCCCTTTCTTTATTATGCAATTCCTTAAGCGTTGCCGTATCGCCCGGGGTGCGCGACGGGTTATAATAGACGTAAACCCGCCGGCCACCGGCTCGTATTTGCTGCGAGTGATAGCCCTTATCCATAAGCGCCCGGCGCATGCGATCACGCCCGATCCCTACCGTCGCTATATCCTCGGAATATTCGGCTAGCGCCTTGGCGGCGTAGTCGAAATCAAAAACCGCCGGGGCCTCTTCGGCTAACCACGTGCCCAAATCCGCGCCGCCCACGCCGACGGCAGCGTTAACCATTTGGATCTTAGTTACCGAGCGCGGGGCCCTTTTAAAATGATCCATATCTACCGGGTAGGATTTGAGGTATTTAAACAGCGCCGAAATATTGAGCCCGTCGGCTTTCCACCGCATGATCTCGTCTATAAACCAGTTACTAATAGGGTGATCCGCGCCGCGCATGGCGTAGATCCGGCGCTCGTTTACGTCCTGCAAGGGTAACGCGTCTATATTATTCGAGAACATTAAAAAATTAGCGTATACATTGGCCGTGTAGCTATCTTGCCCTTTAGGTTGTATGTTCGCCACGGTATCGGCTAAAAGGCTTTTCATACGCTCCCAGGTTTGATATTTACGGGCCCCTGTATTGGCTTTTATTTCTTGCACCACGGCTATAAGGCACTTATCTAAAAACCCGTTAAAACGGCCCTCCATATCGTCGGGGCTTACGTCGTGCGTATTATGGCCGCCGACAAGTAAGCGCAGTATATCGAATAAGATCCCGCGCCCGGTGCCGGTTACCGGCGTTATGTTGATAGGCGTTACAAACGAGCGCGTACACGGGTTTTGAATTAACCGGGCTAGCCACTCGGTAAACCAAGCCCTTTCTATTTCCTCGGGGAAAAGGTGCTGCAAAAGCAATTTAAACGGGCCGATCCGGCTCTCGGGATCGTCTATCGTTTCGTCGTGCGGGGGAAAATAAAAGGTGTTAATAAATTGTGTATTATCGCCGTAGCTATTGGGCCGGCTGCAAAAGCGCGGGGCCCCGGGTTGGTAGGTGTAGCCGGCAAAGTGGCGCACGTTTTGGCTATTCTGCCAGGCCGTAGCCATTGGCTCTATCTCTACCTCGCCGTCGGGCCCTATAAATCGGTGTAGATAACTTGTGTTTTGCTCTTTAAAGGCTTTTAGCGTGCGCCTCTTGGCCTTGTGCGCCGGTACCCCCATATCGTAAACCTCGGATCCGTCGGCGAGCTCTACAAAAGAATAGCGTTTTTCCCAATCGCTTAGCTTTTTGCTCTTGCGCTCGCGGGTGGGATCGTCGGTCTTGGCGGTAACCTCGTTATACATTTGGATCACCGTCGCCATAGTTACCGGGTTGCCGCCGTAGCTATCCGCGCCCCACGAGGGCCACCGGGCTAAAATTTCGCTATAGTCGTACTCTATGCTATTTTCGCTCCACTCGCGGAAAAGCTCGCGGCCCTCGTCGCTCCCTTGGAATTGGTGATATAAGGCCATGCCGACGGTACGCCACCCGAGGCCGTTAACGTTGCCGTCGGGGCTTAGCGCGGCCAATAGAGAGCGGATCCGATCCTTGTCCATATTGAGCGGCGGCTTGTAGTTTTCAAAGGCCGTGGCCCCTGTAAGCACGCCGTCGGGGCCCAGGCCGCCGGCTGCCGCCCGAGAGCGCCCGCCCGAGAGCTTAAGCCACCCCTCGGGGGCTATGCTTTCAAAATATTCAAATAGGGCGCTAATTTTCTCGCCCGTAAGGGTGGGCAAAAATTCGCTATCTACCGAGTACAGATCGCCGCCCTGCCAGGCGTAAGGCTTGCCGGTGCCCGGGTGTACGCCATACGCTACCCATTGCTGCCCTTTGGCTTTAATTTCTATTTGGTGTAAATTGCCTAGCTCGCACTCGTATTTAGCCGAGTTATCCGGCCCGAGGCCCCCCGGGGGCGCGGCGCAGGGGATAAGGACGCGGGGCGGCCTGCCTATGCGCACCGGCGTAACGCCGATATTTTCGCGGCACCAAATAACCAATTTTTCTACTACTTCCCGATCTTGTATATCTATATCTATGCCCGGGTTAAATTCGCCCAGGACGCCGAGGCCCCCATAATATGAGGCCTTGGCCCACTTCTCCACGTCTTCACGCGTTGCCCTGAGAAGGGGCCAGGCCTTTTTATTAGGGAACTTTTCGCCGGTTTTTATCGGCACTAGCATATAGCCCGCCTCTACAAGCGCGGGGCCGTGCTGCCTTTTGTAGTTGGTTTGCATATGCAATTAAAAAGCCCTTAAGCCTTTTTCGCACTCCATACCGAAAGCCGCGTACATAGCGGCATAACTGTAAAGCGTGGTATCGGTGGGCACCCGGGTTAATTCTTTTAGTTCCTCGTGCTGCTCGGTTATGGTTATTATCCGCTCGTCGCCGTTTATCTCTATGGCTACGGTGTAAAGGGCCTTGGGATCGTCGGGCTTGTCTCCGGTTATGCTCCACCCGAAAAAGCGGGCAAGGATCCGGCAGGTATTGGCTTGGGATAGCGTGAAATTGATCCCGATATGTCGCGGTACATCGGTATCGAAACAGCCGATCTTATGCTTTGCCACGGGCGGCCCCCTTACGTGCTGCGAGCTCTTTAAGAACTACCGGGTGCAAGCGCTCGATCATTTGCTCGAAAGCCTCGCCGTTGCTCTTGCAGCCGAGCGCCCCCTTAATGCAAAGAAAACTTACTTCGTGCGAGGGCGTAACCTCGCCGCATATTCTAATTTTTTCATCCATTATATTTTTGCTCCTATTATTGGTTAACTTAATAGATAGTTTTCGTAGGCCTTATCTATACGCTTTTCAGCTATTTCAAAATATTTTTTATCTAATTCTATACCCGTAAATTTTCGGCCCAAATTTGCGCAAGCTACGCCCGTCGTGCCGCTCCCCATTGTAAAATCTAAGACGCGATCGCCTGGGTTAGTGTAAGTTTTTATAAGATACTCTATAAGGGCTACTGGCTTTTGTGTAGGGTGTTGCCCTTTTTGTACCCTCGTAAAAAATAGGACATTATCCGGCATAGATTTATTTATAGGGCATTTTCTAATGCCCTTATTATTTTCCACTTGTTTACCATAGCAAGAGCTTGATTTTGTGACCATAGATAAGGGCCTTACATCCTTGCCAGGCTTATCTTTTAGTATGGGATAATATTTTATTTTACCCGTGCCAAATACACTGATATTTTCTGTCTTTTTCATTGGCATTTTCCAAGCGTTTAAATGCCCCGTACTACGATCTTTTTTCCATATCCAATCATATTTATAACTCTTAATATTGCTCATCCGTAAGGCGCTACTGAATGGCTCGTTACCAAATAAAACCGCGGCCCCATTAGCTTTTATAAGGTTTTTCAAAGCTGCCCACATTGCCGGCAAGTCGATCACGGTATCCCACTTACAAGCCGTTGTGCCGTAAGGCGGATCGGTTAAAACTAGATCTATAGAGGCCGCCGGTAATTTCGCCATTTCCTCTAAACAATCGCCTTTAATTAAATTAATCATTTAACGGCCTTTCCTCGGGGTAAGGTAAGGGCTCGTCATACTCGTAATACTCGCACCCGATCCGCACTTCCCAAACCTCTATACATGTTGTAGCCAGGCGCAGCACGACAATAATAAAGGCCACGCCAAAAACAAACTTAGTGAACCAATTAGTATTAACCCACGTCCAAAACCGGGCCGAGTTGTTTTTAAAATATTCCCTTACCATGCGGCTATACCTCGTTTTAAAATCGGTGGGCCACTATAAGGGCAGACCCGCTCCCCGCCGAGTATTTTTTTAGAAGGTGTTACGACATTTTCCTGCTGGGTGGCGCTACCGCGTGCGATTTCGGCACCCGTTTTTAACCTATAATAAAAAATCACAAAAAGCAAGAAAAAATATTTTTGATCAATTTGATCTTTTCTATTGACACCGGGATAGAATTAGAATACGTTATTTAGAGGTATTTTCAAAACTCAAAAACAGGAGATCAAAAACATGTCACTAGAAAAAACAATTCAGGAAAACACCGAGGCCGTTAACCGCCTGGCCGTAGGCTTTGCCGCCTTTGCCGCTCAAGTTATAAATGTAGTGCAAAGCCCGGCAGCCGGGACAAAGGCACCGGCGGCAACGGCAGCACCGGCGACGGTTACAACCCAGGCACCCGCGGCCAAGCGTAAACGCCGTACCAAGGCCGAGATCGAGGCGGCCCAAGCCACCGAAACCCAGGCAGCACCGGCAGCCGAAAACCCCGTAGACGATCGGGATCCGGCGCTTAAAGAAAAGGCTAAAGCCAAATGCGCCGAGGTAGGCGAAAAGCTCGGAAAGGCGAAGCTCGCCTTTTTGCTTTCCTGTTTTGGGGCTAAGACTTTTTCGGATGTTAAGCCCGGCGTCGGTGTATACGCGGATCTCATTAATCGGGCCGATACCATGATCGCCGACGGCGACGACGGCGGGGCCGACGATCTTTTAAACGACGCGCCCGACGACGAAAAGCCGGCCCCCACTTTCGAGGACGTTAAAACCGCGTTAGAAAAAGTGGCAGATAACCCCGAGCTCGGGCGCACCGAGATAAAAGCGATCCTTTCGGATCTCGGGGCCGCACGCCTGGGCGATCTCGCCGTTGACAAATACGCCGAGGCCATTAAAAAGGCCGAGGAAATATTAAAAGCCGTAGCCGACGAGGTGGAATAATGGCCGAGCAGCACGCCAAACTAAGCGCGAGCTCGTCGGCTAAGTGGCTAACGTGCCCCGGGGCGCTCGCCTTAGAGTACATAATAGACGAGCCGGACACCGGCAGCCCTTTTGCGCAAGAGGGCACCGCCGGCCACGCGGTTTTAGAAAAAACGCTAGTTAAGGGCGTAGAGCCGTCGGTATACCTTGGCGAGATCATGGTAGTAGACGAGGGCACCCCGCAGCAAGCCGAGATCGAGGTTAACCAAGAAATGATCGACGCCGTGGAAGTGGTCACCGATTACGTGCGCCGGCTACGGGCCCGCTCGGCTTTCTACGAAAAGCGGGTAGACTATAGCCATATAGCGCCCGAGGGTTTCGGCACCGCCGATATATGTTTAGAGGTGTACGAGAAAACCGCACCGGATACCCGTATTAATACCCTTTACGTGATTGATTTTAAATACGGCAAGGGTGTAAAAGTGGACGCGTTTGAAAATACGCAAGGTATGTTATACGGCCTTGGGGCCCTTAACACCTTGGATCTACTTTTCGAGCGCGAGATCGAGCGCGTCGTAATCGTTATAGCGCAGCCCCGGGTTGATTCGATTAGCGAGTATACGCTTACGGTAGACGAGCTTAAGGCGTGGGGCGAGGACGTGGCAAAGCCTAAAGCGATCCTTGCCCACGACATATACCAAGCCGCCCAGGAAAAAGGGGAGATCGTTTTATCCGAATTCGATTTTAACCCCACGGAAAAAGGCTGCCAATGGTGCCAGGGGCGCACGACGGGGCGCTGCAAGGCCCTAGCGAAAGCCGGTTACGCGGCAGCCGTCGAAGGTTTCACCGATCTAACCGCCGAGGAAAAGGCCGATATAGCCGCCGTAGAGGTTGCCACCAAAGATCCGGCGTTAATGGATCTCGACGATATGGCCGCCGTATACCTGGCTATGAAAACCTTTATAAACTTTGCCGGTGCCGTAGAGGATCGGATTAGGGAACTATTGAGCGCCGGCCATGAGGTGCCGGGCCTGGCCCTTGTCGATACGGAAAGGCCCCGGGCGTGGCGGTTAGACGAGGAAAACACTATTAAGGCGCTGCGCACCGCCGGGCTACAAAAGAAACACTATGAAAAAATTAACATAGTGTCGCCCACCCAAGCGGAAAAGCTACTAAAGCGAGTAAAACCCAATGAATTTAAAAGGCGTTATCGGCGTTTGGAGGAAGCGGCGATCCACCGCCCCGCCGGCATGCCGAAAATAGTACAGACAAAAACCAAGGCCGAGCGGGCCGAAGGGCTCGACGAGCTCGACGATCTGCTTAGCTAAAACCCACCACCAAAAACCAAAGGATAAAACCAAATGGGAAAACATACAATAATAAAAGAGGCCCGCTGCTCATTTCCGCAGCTATACGGCAAAGATACCCGCGACGATCAAACGTTTAACCCGGGTATTACTTTAATACTCGAAAAAGAAAAGCACGCGGCGACTATCGCCGAGGTAAAAGCCGAAATAAAGGCGGCCATTGCCGGAAACCCCAAGCTAAAAAAGCAAGAGCCCACCGGGGAGCGCCTTTGCTTGCGCCTGCCGGATCGCGACGAGCTCAAATATAAAGCGGGTAACTTGATCCTAAAGGCCAATAGCCAAAAGCCGCCCCTCGTACTCGACGCGGATCTTAAGGAAATGACCGAAGAAACCGACAAGATCTATAGTGGCTGCTATGTCAACGCAAAGATCGAAATTTGGGGCCAGGCTAACAAGTGGGGCCGGCGCGTTAACGCCAAATTGATCGCGGTGCAATTCGTTAATAAAGAGGCCGATAGCTTTGATGGTTCCTACGTCGCGCCCGAAGTGGCCGCCGAGGGTTTCGAGAGCTTGGAAAGCGATCCGAGCGGCGGCGGTTTTCTTGACGACGGCGACGGCGACGGCGACGATCTGCTTAGCTAATCACCCGGGCCGGCGGGCTTAAACACTAATCGGCGGTTTTGTTTTTCGTACCGCCCGCCGGCCCACCCCATAAGGGACACCATGCAAAAGCTACACATAGATTTAGAAACGTATAGCAAGGCCCCGCTTACCGGTACTAAATCGGTAGGCACCTGGGCGTATAGCTGCCACCCCTCGACGCGGGTTTTAATGTTGGCTTGGGCTTTCGACGACGACGAGCCGGCGCTATGGCTGCCGGGCGACGATTTGCCCGATTGGCTAGTTTACGAAATAGGCAACGCGCAACGGCCCTATACTTTACCCTTTAAAATTTGCGCGTGGAATGATTTTTTCGAGTATGCTATAATGAAAAACGTTTTAAAATGGCCGGTGCCCCCGCCTAAATATTGGGAGGACACCGCCGCCAAGGCCGCCGCCCTCGCGCTACCCCGGGGCCTCGGCGACTGCGGCGTAGCTCTTGGCCTGGCAGGCGATAAGGCCAAGGATAAGGCCGGAAAAAAGCTAATACAACTATTTAGCGTGCCCAAGAAAAGCCAGGCCAGGGCCACCAAGGGCCAATTAATAAGGCAATTACCCGAGGATCACCCCGAGCAATTCGAGGCTTTTAAAAAATACTGTATTCAAGACGTGATCGCCGAGCGGGAAATAGATCGCCGGCTGCCGGATCTCCAAAAGCGCACCCGGCGTTTATGGGAATTAGATCGGGCCGTTAACTTGCGCGGGGTGCCGTTTGACGTGGCCGCCGTGCACGACGCCCGGGCCGTAATAGCCGACGCCAAAAGCGCGGCCTTGGCCGAGGTTAAACATATGACAAACGGCGAGCTAACCAATATAGCGAGCCGGGGCCAGTTTTTAACCTACATAGAGGACGCCTATAATATCACGCTAGAAAACGCCCGCAAAGAGTATTTAAAAGCCCAAGCCCGCGAGCTCGCGGATCGGGGTGACGATCTGGCCCGCAAGGCCGCCGAGCTCATACGGCTACGCCTGCGCGTTTCCAAGAGCTCGCTAGCCAAATACGATAAAATTATAGACATAATAGACGGGGATCGGGCTTACGGGCTCTTACGGTTTCACGGGGCCTCTACGGGCCGGTGGTCTGGAAATTTATTTCAGCCGCAAAACCTACCCCGGGGCTCGGTAGATATGCCGGATCTATGTATTGAGGTATTAAAGCACCGCGACGCCGAGATCGTAGAAATGCTTTTCGGCGACGCCTTAGAGGCGGTTAGCCTATCGCTGCGCGGCATGATCAAAGCGCCCCCGGGCACCCGGTTAATAGTCTCGGATTTTAGCCAAATAGAGAGCCGTATGTTAGCGTGGTTAGCCGGCGATAATAGAAAATTAGACGTTTACCGGGATCGCCTCGACATATACAAGGTAAACGCCGCCGCCGCGTTTAAAGTAAATTATGAGGACGTAACAAAAGACCAACGGCAGATCGGCAAAGTTATAGAGCTCGCTTGCGGCTACCAGGGCGGCGTAGGGGCTTTTCAGCAATTCGCCAACGTCTACGGCGTAGTTATACCCGACGACGAGGCCGAGGTATTGATCGGCAATTGGCGCACCGGTAACCCTAAAATTACCTCGTATTGGTCAAACGTAGAAAATACGGCTATTAAGGCCGTAGCCGATCCCGGTACCGTGCAAACGGTTAATAACGTTTCTTTTAAAGTGATCGGCACCGGTAACGCGAGCTTTTTATTTTGCCGGCTGCCGAGCGGGCGGGCCATAGCCTACCACCGGCCAAGCCTATACGAGAGCAAATTTAACCGCATGCAAGTACAGTTTTATGGCGTCGATAGCGCTACCAAAAAATACGGACGCCAAAAAACCTACGGCGGTAAACTCGTGGAAAATATCACCCAAGCCGCGAGCGCCGACGCTATGATAGACAAGATGTTTTTAGTAGAGCCCGCCGGCTATAAGATTATATTAACGGTACACGACGAGATAGTAGCCGAAGTGCCCGAGGGCCACGGCTCAATAGAGGATTTTAATAGTATAATGGAAACGCCGCTAACTTGGGCCCCGGGGCTACCGATAGCTGCCGACGGCTACGAGGCTAAAAGGTATAAAAAATAATGAGCCCTAAGATTTTTCCCATAGTTTTAATACTGCTCGACGTTGCCGCCGCTGCCGTGTACGCGGCCCACGGCGACGCCCGGCGCTTTGTTTACTGGATCGCGGCTGCCGTCCTTACGGCGTCGGTAACCTTTTAACCGGGTCTAATATGGCAAAACCTAAAAGAATACACCCAAGACTAACGCCAATAACAAAGGCATATGATCACGATAGGCGCGTTAATACCTCTAATTTTACTATCCGCGTGCGGGCTAAATTGGTAATTATCCGCACCGGCTTTTTATTCGACGGGGCGAGTATACCCCGGGCGGCGTGGTCTATAGTTGGTAGCCCTTTTCAACCTGAATTTGAAGGGCCGGCAATGGTGCACGATCACTTATATAAAACGCACCGGATCGCCGGCGATATACTGATAAGCCGGTTAGAGGCCGACAAAATTTTTAGAGAGCTCTTGCGCCTTAACGGCGTGGGGCTAGTACATAGCCAAATAATCTATAGAGCCGTGCGGCTCGGGGGATCTTTCGCATGGAAACGATAATATTATTTATAGGCGGGGCCCTGGCCGCGCTGCTATCCTTTACTAACCCCGAGCCCAAGGCCCCGAGCCCCGAGCCCCCGCCGATCCTAACGCCCGCCGACGTGCGCGTTTTTGAGTGGGCCGGCTGCGAGTACCTATATATTGAAAATGGCCACCGGGCCGAATTTGTAGCTACTGGAAAGTGCCGCAATGGTAAATAAAATTTTACATAGCAGCATAAAGCAAGATTGGGAAACGCCGCAAGCCGATTTTAACGAGTGGAATTTAAAATATAATTTCACCTTGGATCCGTGCTGCACTACTAAAAACTGCAAGTGCCCCGACGGCATATATTTTGATCTCGGGGAAAGCGGGCTAGATCTGCCGTGGGCCGGGCGCGTTTTTATGAACCCACCCTATAACGCCCAAAAATTGTGGATCCCCAAGGCAGTAAAAGAAAGCCGGCGGGCCGGCGTGGAATTTGTGATCGGGCTACTGCCGGCCCGCACCGATACCGAGGTTTTTCATAACTATATATGGGATCGGCATAGCCACCGCCCGCACCCTTTCGCGCAAGTGGAATTTTTAAAGGGCCGGCTCGTTTTCGGCTCGGATCAATATTGGGCGAGCGTTTGGGAAGCGGAAACGATCAACGGCAAACCCAATAAGTTATATAAACAGTATGGAAAGAAAAACGCCGCGCCCTTTCCATCTATGTTAGTTAAGTGGCAATTGGCCTAAATGCAAGAGAAACTAATAGAAAAAGACGGCGTTAAATATGCCGGGGATCGCGGGTGGCTCGTCTATAAGTGGGCCACGCCTGGCCGGGCCGGCGTGCACGATCGATTATTTTTTCAGCGCGGGATCGTTTTCACTATCGAATACAAGGCGAGCGGCGAGCGGGCCACACCCAAGCAACGGGCCGAGGCTGTTAAATTAAAGTGCGCCGGCGTGCCGGCCCGGTGCTGCGATAGCGTGCAAAGCTCGCGGGCTTTCATTGATACAATGACCAATCTATTAAAGGAACCCGAGGACGAAATAGCCCTAGCCTTGTGTATGCTCTCGTGCGATATTTCGAGCTTTGATCCATGAGCAAATTAAACCCCGACGATCTGCGCCAATCCCAAAAGAGCGTAACCGAATTTATAATTAATACCCCGTTTTGCGCCTGTTTTTCCGGTATGGGTTTTGGTAAAACGGCGGCGGTAACCACGGCCATAGAAAAATTATTCCGGCTCGGCGAGATCCGAAAAGTGCTAATAGTTACCACGCTACGCGTAGCCCAAAATACGTGGCCCGACGAGATCCAAGATTGGGCGCATACGTCGTATTTAAAATTTGCCGTACTAACCGGCAGCGCCGACAAGCGGTTAGCCGCTGCCAGGGGCCCCGAGCAAATTCATATAATTAATCAAGAAAATTTTGTATGGTTAGTTTACAAGGCCGGGCGCACCTGGCCGTATGATACCCTGATTTTTGACGACGCCGAGGGCTTGCGCAGCGCCCGCCGGAAATCGCCGGCAAAGCAAGCTATTTGCGTGCACCGGAAAACGTGCCCGCTTTTCGCGACTGAAAAAACCGGTATTTGTGCGTTATCCATACCGGCGGCCCGGTGCCCCGCTTATAAGCCAATGACATATAGCGACGTTTGCGCCGTGCGCTGCCGGGCGTTTCAGCAAATACCGGATCGCCTGCAAGCCTGTATAACACTATGTAAAGACTTTAAAGCACCCCCGGCTCGCTATACTCGTTTCGGCGCGTTGTGCGCCCTGGCCCCGCAAATTGGGCGCTTGGTGCACCTTACGGGCACCCCGTCAAATAAGGCGCTTTTAGACTTATGGCCGCTTGTTTTCACTCTCGACGGCGGTAAGCGCTTGGGCCGCACTTATAGCCAGTATAAAAACCAATATTTCACCCGAAAACATAGCGGTTTCGGGTGGGATTTAAAGCCAGGGGCCGAGGCCGAGATCCACGCGCAGATCCGCGATCTTTGCGTTGCCGTAGATAGCGAGGCCGAGCTTACACCATGCCACCACATTAACGAGATCGTCGCCCTGCCGCCCGAGCCGGCCCGCATGTACGCCGAATTTGAGCGAGATCTTATTATGGAAATAGGCGACGAGGAAATAGAGGCAGCTAATAACGGGGTATTAGCCGGCAAGCTCTTGCAGATTTGCGGCGGGGCCGTATATACCGGCCAGGATCGCGAGTGGGTGGAATTGCACAACGAGAAATTTAAACGGCTCGACGCTATACTTAAAAAGCACGCCGCCGAGCCCGTGCTAGTGGGCTATAATTTCGGCCACGAGCTCGCCCGGCTTAAAACCCGATACCCCCACGGGATCGATATAAGGGATAAGCGCGACGCCGTGCACGCGTGGAATAGTGGCGACGTGCCGCTTATGTTCGCCCACCCCGGCAGCGCCGGCCACGGGCTTAACCTCCAAAAAGGGCCCGGGCGCGTACTCGTTTGGCTTGGGCTTAATTGGCGGTTAGACTATAACAAGCAATTAAATAAGCGCCTTTGGCGGCCAGGCCAAGCGCAAGAGGTTTTTATTTATTACCTCATAACCGAGGGCCGGGCCGACGTGCGGCTTATGGAGGGCGTGGCAAAATACGAGTGGACGCAAAACCAACTATTAGAAGCGGTTAAGATGGACGCTAAAAAGCGAGGTTAAAATATGATCGAATTGATACGGGAAAACCAAGGGGCCGGCCTGGCCGTAGAGGGCACCGCGCAAGAGCTTGATCAATTGTGTATTATGGCCCGGGCGGCTATGAAAAACGGCGATTGCGAGGGCACTAAAATTAAAAATACCGTAGGCGCAAAAATAAAATTTCGGTTTCGGCTAAAAGGCTACAAGCCCGAGCCCGACGATATAGACGATCTTTTAAGTTAGCCGGCGGGCTTGCTATTAGCGACAAGATAGATAATACCTAACAATTGCAAGATCGCCGAAGTCATGCCGGCGATAACCCAATTTTTGATCCCGTCGATCCTTTCGTGCGCTTTTATAGTGCCTTGTTTTGCCTCTATCATATCGCCCTCTAAGTTTTTGATCCTGTGTGCGTGCCCGCTATGGTCTAAGCAATGATCTTTCATTTTCTGCCCTATGTAAGTACATGCCGCCCCCGGCTTAATCTATTGTAACCTCAAATCGCGGAAACCGCGCACCCCTAGATCGACAAACCCGGCGCTAGTGTTTCCGTACATAGCTACGAAAATCTGCCGGCTAGTACCTACTATTATATCTATATCGCCGGATCCCGGTTCGGTAGACGCCGGGTTATAAGCCTCGACAAAAACGTAAGCCTCGGCATATATTACGCCGCCCGATACTAGATTAAGAGGTATAGAAAATAAGGTATTATTGGAGTTAATAAGCCCTAGCGTTACGCCTTGCACCCTTATACTTAACTTGGCCTCTACCACCCTTTCCGGCAGCGCGTAACCTTCAGATAATACGGTTTCATTTAGCGTAACCGTTTGGTATTGGTTATCAAGTCCCGGGCTATTGGCTACTTGGATCTCGCGGTTTGTATACATATCGTTAGGGTTTATATAAACGTCGTCGCCGTTTTCGCTGTACATTTCTACCAAGTTAAAACTGCTAAAGGATCCGGCGTCTTTTGTTTTGAAAGCCCCTACATACCGCTTTTTAGTAAAGGTGCCCGACGATACGTTAGTGCCGCTTGGGTTATCGTCAAACATAATGTCGGTGGATCCGTCGGTGGGATTCATTATTATAAACATATAATACCACGTATGCGCGGCGACGGTAACCGCCGAGGCCATACCGCCAAACGATACGCCGTTACCCTGCGCCCACGTGTTTAGATTTTTCTGTATGGCGGTGTCTCTGTTAATCGGGAAACCGTCCGACGAATAGCACGAGCCGGGTTTAACGTTTACTATACCGTCGTAACCGCCTACGCTATTATTTACCGTAAACCCGAAACCGTGCACCCGGCGTTTAGTGGCGTCGCGTATGCTTTCGGTGTTTTGTTCTATCCTGTTTAGATCGTCATAGCCGATCCCGTCCGTAGTTACCCAATTAGTTTTTGGAGCTTCCCATATATCAGCCATATTTTACCCTCGTCTTAATTCTGCGTTGGCTTGTAGCGAGCCGTCGAAAGCTATAGTTTGCCTTTTTATTATAAAATTGCCTTTAGTCTCCACGGTGTCGCTTTTAAATTCTACTACCTCTAACGAATCGCCCACCGTTATTAACGTGGTGGCGGGCCATTGGATCGCAGCGTCTTGCCTTAATTCGCCGTAACCGGTGATCAATTCGTCGGCCAGGGCTTGCGCCTGGGCTAACGTAGTGATCGCCTGATTACCGGTTAGGGCAAATTCGCGAGCGCCGTATATGCTTATACTCGTGGTATCGTCTGCCGTTGTCTCGGTATTTTCCACTAGCGTATAAGGCCGCCCGGTTATAGATAGCGTAAAAGTATCGCCGGGGTTTCCGGTTACCACTAAATCGGCCCCGTTTGCGAAAGCCTCTGAAGAGGTTAAAACCGGCGTCCCGGTAACTTGCACAAGGGATATAGAAACGCCCGAGGCTAACACCGGCGGGCTATTCCACCCTATGTAGAATGAAAATTCTGAAACGCCGCCAGGGATCACAAATTCCTGATCGTCGGGAAATACATCAGTAACGGCCCCTAGTGTGTACTCGGTGAAACCGACGCGGATCCGGTTAATAAGCTCGTCTAACCTGGGCTCGGATTGAAAATCGAAATAATCCGAGAGATCTAATTCTTGGTAGCTCTCTAACGTCGTAGCTAATCCCAATTTTGATCCGACGATTAACACGCCGTTACGGTTAACGTAGGCGTAAGTTAGCGTGGCCTCGCAAATATCTTTTACTATTTCCAAGTAGTTTTTAGTCTCAAAAGACATATCGTTCCAACTAGCACCAACGAGATCGGGGCTAACCTCCCACTCTAGATCGGGTACGTCGTTTCTAGCCTCGGTTAGCACGTCGTTTATAATAGTCGTTACGTTGCCGCTATAGTTATCGGAGCGTAAAAAATCTTTTTGGCTTAGCTTATAGGCAATGTCGTAGGCCGTGGTAGTCGTTACCATGCTATCGTAACTACTTATCCAATCCTTAGACCAATAAACGCCGTAAGGCATAAAGCCCACTTTTTCGCCTTTAATAGTTTCGACGATATAGCCGGGCAATTGGCCCGTATAATCCGTAGATCCCGCCGGCAGCACAAAGCCAAGCCATACGCGAATTTTTCTATTAGATAATAAAGACGCCGCGTAGGGGCTTTCCGTATTACCGTAGGAAAAGCGGCGATCGGTGTTTAATATGGATATATCTAATTCATTAGCGGAAACGTTACCGATCGGGACTACCCCCGTATCGCTATTAGTTTCCTCTAAAATATTAAGCTCTACTATATCGTCGCCGTAATATACGTCTATCAAGGTGCCGGAAAACTCGGTAATTTTTACTATCGTATTCGGTGCGCTCCACTTGGAGATCTTTAGCTCTATTTTTGTTACGTCGGATATAGGGGAAAGATCGGCGGTGTACACTAATTCGGTGTTACCGGTTACGTTTAACACGGTGGGCCCGCCCGGGTGCGTAAACGTGATCGTAAAATCTACCGGGTATTCGTTGTAAAAACTATCACCGGCTACCGTTATTTGTGTGTAGGCCCTGGCGTCGTGGGTTACCTCTAACTCGGGCTCGGTGCCTGTAAAGTCGCCCGAGCCGTCGCCTACTAGCGCGGTGCCATACCACCCCATTTGGGGCTCGTTGTCAAGCTCGGGGCACGGGTGAAAATTGCCGTCGGCTATTAAGCCGCTATGCAAATACGCCCACTTTTCGCCCGACGCCGTAACCGCGTTACCGGTTTGCCCGGTACGATCGATCCTGTTTACGTCGTTGGCAGAAACGACGCGGTTAAAATCTAATCCGCTATCGGCCCAGGTAATTTCTATACGGGCCTTAGCGCAGCGAAAATCCGAGGTAGCCGCTACGATATAGTCCGACGTGTAACCCTCTTCTAAGCCTATCCATTGGCCCCTAGATAACACCTCGGAAAAATTGGGAATTGTCCCGCCCGAGTGGCCCACGCCGCCCGATAAAATACTTTCGTAGTCGCCTATTGTAACGGACATTTACGAGCGGCCCCCCGTCGTAATAGTGTAGCTAAACGCCGTCGTGCTGCCGTCTTGTTTCTTATAGCTGTATTGGTTACCCACGCGCACTACGTCGCCCTGCAAGGCGGCTATAAAAGCCTCGAACATTGTAACGATCGGGATAGTGTCAACGCTAACCGAGCCGCCGATCTGTGTTAGATTGGCGTCTATTGGCTCGGCTGCCGTTATAGCTGCCGCGCATGCCGTTTGCACGTCGGTGCTATCTATATTATTAAGCGCCGAGATCTGCGCCGGTATATCGGTGCCCGTATCTTGCAGGATCGCCGCTATGCTCGCGTTACTGGTTATCGTGCTATCCACGTCGCCGGTGGAAATATCGTTAAGCGCAGCAATTAGCGCCGGTATGTCGGTGCCGGTATCGGTTAAAATGTCGTCTAAGTGCTCATCTACCGATCCGGCAGCCGGGGCCCCGCCCGTGGGCGCTAATTTCATAGCGTCGCGCACTTGCTGCGAAGTAAGGCCGGATCCGCCGGATTGCCAAGAGCCCGCGCCGTGATTAGCTGTTAACTCGGTGTCCACGTCCTCGGGAATGTCGTTTATATCCCCACTAAGAAGGGGCAAATAGTTAGCGGCGGCCTCGTCGTCCGAAATCGCGCTAACGTCTACCGTAGGGTATTGCGTGGCCGTGCTTAGCTTAACGGCCACGTCGAGCCACTCCCTAACGTTTACATGAAAACCCGTCGGATCGGCCTGGCTTTGCGTTTTCCACTCGTCTACTGCATAGCCGGCTATGACATTAAAACGATCGGTATTAACCGTGGTGCCGGTAGAACTATCCCCAAGATAGCCGGATCCCGATAGTGTGATCGTGCCGTTGTCGCAAGACGATTGTATTACCACGCTACCGCTTTTCATATTTATATAATAGTTGTCGGCTGCATCACTCTCGTTAACTATGTTAACCCGGCCAGTAAAGCCGGTAAGGTTATAAGTAGCGCCGGAAGGTGCGCCGTTAAGCGTTAGTGTGTTGCCACCGGTGGTATAGCAATCTATAAGGGTGGCGGTGTTTACGCCGTTCATAGTTGAATTAGCGATCTCACAACGGACTAACTTTAAAGGCGCGGCGAGGTAGTTATTACCCGATACCTTGCAGTCCTCGATCGTAACCTCAGATGAGCCGGAAACCTGTACACCGCCGTTAACGGTTACGTTTATATTTCTAACCTTTGTTAGAGATAGGCTGCTAGTGCTATGCGTAGAGAAAACCGCGCCCGAGTCTAAACCCTCAATAATAAAGCCGTTTAAATTGCCGGCCACGCTATGATCAAACGTCCCGTTTTGTACAAATATTTTCTTGCCGCCGTGGGCAATGGCCAACGTTTCGGCGGCGTCCTCTTCGGTTACGGGGTTGTCGCTTGTACCGTCTACGCCTAATTCGGTGCCGGTGTTTGCCGCCGCCGTGGGATCGTAGAAAATACCGCCCTCGGGGTAATTGGCAAGGGGATCCGCTAATTCCACATTAAAGGCGCTTACGTCTACCGTAAAGCTACCGCCCGAGTTATCCGTTATTTTACCGTAACCGGTAAGTATAACGGATCCCGAAGTGCACGACGAATCTATTGTTATACTGCCGCCGGCCATATTTATATAGTGATCTACTCCCCCGTCCTCGTTTTTAAGCGTCACCGTGCCGGTAAATTTTACCAAGTTAAAACTACCGGCGCTAACGCAGTCTAAAACCAATTCGGACGCGTCGGCATTGAAGCAATTAATTAAATTAGCCTCGCCGCTTTGCAATAAATTTACGTCGTCTCTAAATTCGCAATTTTCGAAACGCAGCGGCCCGTTATAATAAAAATTATCTACAACCGGTGTATCTATTATGCTTTCTTTAAACTGCACTAGATCGGTGCTATCGGCCAGTGCCGCAAAGTCTACGGCCACGGCTAGCTTAGATATTTTCGTAAAAGCTAGCGAGCTATTGCTTATAGTTGAAAGCGTGGAATTTGGGTTAATTCCTTCGAGCGAAAACCCCGCTAGATCGTTAGCTACGTCGCAGTCGAAAGTACCCTTAATAAATATTTTCTTGCCGCCGTGGGCTACCGACAAAGTTTTAGCCGCGTCCTCTTCGGTTACGGGGTTTTTACTTGTGCCGTCCCTACCTAAAAGCGTGCCGGTGTTAGCCGTTGCCGCCGCGTCGTAAAAAATACCACCCTCGGGGTATTCCGGCAGCCCGTCGGAAAGCATAAATTCCCGGTGCGCGATCTCTTCGTCGCTATCATCATATAACGAAATAGCAACGCGATCCGCGCCAGTAGCGAAAGCCCCGTCGGGCACGTCGGCGCGGAAAAGAAATTTATTTCCATCGGTAGCCGTGGCCGATAAATAGATCCCCGCGTTATTAGTGTGGGCCGTGGTTATGGTAGCTAACGCAGTCATGGCCGACGTGGAAACCGTAAAGCTAGTACCGTCGCCCTCGGTAAATCGCGTATAAGAAAGCCTAAACTCGGTAATAGTTAAGCCGGCCTGGGCGAGCGCGAATAAAACCGACTGATCGGTAGCCCCTTTTTTAATTGCGTCGATCATGTCTGGAAACCTCCCAAAAATTTTCTATTAAAATTGCCTGTTAGAGTGGTTATAACACCCGCCGCCGACGGGCTAAAATCGATCACCGCCATAGATAACTTAGCCTCGACGGTGGAATTATTACCCCTAACCATATCAATATTATTGCTAGCGGTTAGATCGGCAGTAAATGCAAATTCGTCGCCGTCCTCTAGTGTATCCTCCGAGGCCACCATAGAGGGTTCTAACGACTGATGTACCACTATTGAGGTGTCGGGGTTTACGGTGGGCGACAATGTTTGACTTTCTGTGTCGCCGCTTTCTAAAGTATTTAGGTATTGATAGACTACGGCGTCGTCGGTAAATTCGACGACAAAAACCCTATAATATATACCATGCGCTACCGCGCTATATTTTCTAAACGTGACCGTATTAACGTCGGTTAATTCTACGTTAATTATTTGATCGCCGTCGTTTGTATTTGATCCGCTATCTCTAAGCGTACCCACTAAAAAAGTTTTTGCTAAAATAAAAGATCCAGCCGTATCGTCGGTAAACGATGTTGCCGCATCCGAATTGGTACCATTAAGCCACTGAACTTCACATTCATCATACTGAACCACTTGGATGCTATACGTGCACGCTATGCCGCCCGACGTTGCCCTTATTATGTCGCAGCTATTAGAGTGCTCAAATTCGATACTTAAGCGCCCGTCCGAATCCAAAGCGGTTTGATTTACCGCGTAGTTCATCATTATAAACGATCGGTACCTATTAAACGGGTTGGTAAACGTTTCGGTTTCTGCGGTTTCACCCGTCGCCATTGCTTGATTATTAAACCGCTCTACGGTAACGCCCGCGCTAAATTCGACTAATTGCCACTCTATAGTAACGGTGCCCGATGAGCCGTATCTTGTAGCCTGTATATTAGTGGTAGAGGACATATAAATATTACAGTGCGTATCATCCGAGCCGGGCACGTCGCTACCGCTAACTCTAACGCTCGTAAAAAGTACGGATTTAGATAAATCGACGGCGGTAACCGCTTGCCCTTGCGAGGTGCCCGACATTGTAAAGCTACCGCGTTGGATATTATCTATTACAACGGCGGCGGGGGTGTCCGTTATTGCGGTGCGGGTGCCTTTAGTCGCAAAGGTAGCCGGATCGCCTTGGTTTCTCTCTAAAGCTAACCTTTCCGTTTCCGCACAAGAGGACATAATATACACGTCGTCTAAAAAGCCCTCAAAATCCGCTACGTCGTGATCGGGGCTATTACCTAAACATATCGGATTATCATTATTTTTAACCGTATTTATACTAATATTGCCTTTCCATTGGCCATCAACATAGCACTCACAAGTACCGTTAAAATAGTGAAAGCCGTATATATGCCAAGCGTCGTCGCCTATAGATGAAAATGTAAGATCCCCCCAAACCGCGCCGTTACCGCGAACCCTTATAACCGTATCGCTACTATCTAACCTTGATATTTCAAAACCGTCATCGTCGGCGGTATTTCCACTTTTATTAGATATAATTACTTGGTTACCTATTGGGCCCTGATCGTCCGTTTTCATTGCGAATTGAACGTAAAAAATACCGCCTAAATCAAAATCTACCAAATCTATATAGCTTGAACCGTCCCCGCTAAACTCTTGCCCGTCGAAAAATTGGCCCGACGTTGCCGAGTGCGCGGGATCGCCGGCGCTCTGTTTTGTCCCGTCGTTATTATTGCCCGTCCTATCGTTTAGCGTTGTGCCGGTAGACTCCATACAATAAACGCCTTTATACCGGGAAGCGTAAGCGTTATTCCTACCGTATGTATGGGTATCGGCTAGCGCCGTTTCCCTTGGCATGCCCCATGCGACGTGGATCACCGTATCCACTGAATTAGATACGCTAGGTACTTGTACGTGTATCTCTACCTTAGAATTAGCCGGGGTGTTATCCAAATCAAAATTAACAATGTCAAAAGCTAGCGGCGTTAATAGGTTTGAATTACTATCGAAAAATCTAACGTCGGCACCGTCGGAAAGCGGGGCGTAGGTTCCATCCGCGTCTAAAAATTCGTCGGGTAAAACGTGCTCAGTAACCTTAAAAGTAAAATCGGTAAACGTATGCTTAATCTTATCGGCGTCGATCGTTATCGTCGCGTATGATCCGTAATCCCTGGCGATCGAGTCGGCCATATACTACAAGCTCAATTTTTCCACGGTGGTTTTAATGGTGGCGATTTCGGCGAGGTTTGCGGCTACCTCGGCCTTTTGTGCCGATGTAAAAGAGCCCTCAGCGCCTACCATGCTGCTTAACGCGGTTAATTCGTCGTGTATAGTAGTTATACGGGTTTTAAATTCCGTTAGCCTTTGCTTGGCTTGGTTTGCCAAATCTATAATTTGATCGGGGGCGGTGGCTTTGCTCTTTAATTGCTGCATTTCTGTAAGTATAACGGCCATATTTTTACCTCTTTACGTTAAATTTAAACTTCTACCATTTCAAATGTAACACCGCTGTATAAATTATCGGCGCTTTTTACTACCCGGGTGCGATCCACGGGGCGCGGTATTACGCTATATTCGTCGTAAGCCGCCGGCCCGGTGTACATGTACAGCGGCAAAGCCGCCTTATTTGTTTTAAAATACTCGTACCAATAATCTAACACCTCGATCGCGCTCTCGGTGATCCCGTCGTAGGAAAGTATAAATTCGCGCTTGACGTATAAACAATCCTGTTTTAGCGTGCCGTCGGCTGCGCGTTGATCCCGGGTAGTTTCGATTTTCTTGATCGTTACCTTACGGCCAAAAGCCGATAGCTTGCCCGTCGGGCCGGTAGTGCCTAAATAAATATCCCACTCTATAGCCATTTAAAAACCTTTGCGCTGATTTTCCGAGATCCGTATAGTTTCAAGCTGCCGCTCTAATTGCTTAAGCCCCTGCCGGTTACCTATGAAAGTGCCGATATTTAAATTTATCGTAGTGGCGACGCCGGCCCCGGGAGCGGCCAGGGCGGCCCCAAGGCCAAAGCTAGGGGCCTCTATTTGGCTTATTTTTTCTATGAAAGCGTCCACGAGTAGACCGATCCCGCGCTCTAACGGGAAAACGAGCTCGTCAGTGTTTCGCTCGCCGACGATAGCGGGCACGCCCTCGGCGCTGCCGGTAATTAGCCCGCCCTCTTGGAAGGGTAGCGGGGCCGACGCTACGGCTATGCCCTCGGCTACGCCCAAGGCACCCACGAAAATAGAAAGCGGTATATTCGGTAAGGCCTCAATAACCGCCGACGCGGTGTTAATCGCGATATTAAACAGCGCCGCCGCCTTTTCACGGATCGCCCGCTGCTTTTCGATTTTCTGCCGCTTTGCCTCGGTCTTGGCCTCTATATCCTCGATCGCCTTGGCCTTGGCCTCTTCGCTCATTTCCGAGGCTTCGACGGCTTTTATCTGCCGTTGCTCTTCACGATCAAGGCGCTTTAATTTGTTATCGGAAAACATGCCGATCACGCGGTTTAACTTATTAAACATGCCCGACGTTTGCCTTAGCCGATCCTTGATCTCTTGCTTTTGCTTTCGCTTTTCCTCTTCCCTAAATTTATCGTTTAACTCTTGCTCTTTTAATTTATATAGGCGCTTAACTGATAAAACATCGGCCCCCAAAGCCTCGGCCTCGGCTATGGCCTTTTGTTTTTCTACCTCTAAAAGCTCGGCCTCGGTTAGCGTCATTTGCTGCCGCTCGGATAGGATCTTAGCGTTAAACTCTTTTGCTTTTTCCTCCCGCTCTTCGGCGGCTGCGAGCTCGTCGCCCCAGGCCTTTTTAGCGGCCTCGGATTTTTCCTTATCGGCTTGCGTTTGGATCTTAGTGGCCGTTGTTAATTTTTTAACCTTATCGGTTAGGCTTTTAACCGTTTCGGTTACGCTCGCGGTGGCCTTTGTTTGCTCTTGCGCGGCGGTAGTAGCCCGGCGCTGCTCGGCGACGCCCCTAAACATAGCGGCTTGAAATTTCAATATGGCTATTTTAGCCTTATTTACTTTTTCCTCTAAGCCCGGTATTACCTTAGCGACTTTGCCGACGACGCCCAATATATTTAATAGGCCGTTAGTATACGCCTGCACTATGGTGTTAATATTTTCCTTAAGGAATAAAACTATATTTTCCCATAGCGCCCGCCATTGGCTTATGATTTTATCCCATTGGCTATACCAATACCACCCGATAGCTACGAGCGTGCCTATAAGCGCCACCCAAACTAACATATTCTTTTGGAGGGCCCCCATAGCGGCGGCCCACCCGAAAGTACCGGCTTTAATGGCTACCAATAGCGGCACAAGTATTTTAGACCACGCTATCAATTTACCGATAGTAAAAACCACCGGGCCAATAGCTGCCAGGATAATAATAAAACCTTTAGCCGTTTTACGGGTAGTCTCGTCTAAACCTTTCCACCCCTCGATCATACGCTCGACGATAGAAACCACTTTTTGCATTATTTTTAAAATGCTATCCCATAAGGGTAGTATTAACTGACCAAGGCTAGCCGATACGTTTTCGAGCCGGGCGGCTAATATTCTTTGTTGGTTCGCGGCACCCGCCGAGGTGCGGGCGAAATCGCCCTGCGCTACTTTTGTTTGATCTAATATAAGGGCCTGCGCGGCTAATACTTTCGTTTGGGGTAGTAGCGCTTTTTTGGTAGTGCTCACAAGGCCGAGCTCTAGCGCTTTTTGCCGCATGGTGGCGTCATCTAACATAACGCCATATTTACGGATCGGCTCGGTTTCGCCGCGAAAAGCCGCGCCGATCGCGGTGATCGCCTCTTCGGGCTCGGTGTTAAAAAAGCTCGCCATATCAGAGGAAAGCTCTACCATTTCCGTAGAAAATTTATTCAAATCTTTGCCGGCAAGGCCCGCGCTTTTGCCAAAGATCGCAAAGGTGCCGGCGGCGTCCATAGCTTGCGCTTTTGATTGGCCTAGCTTTTCGGCGCTTTTAGACGCCCATTTTTCAATGTCTTTTGAAGTCTCGCCGAATATCTCGCCCGTTTTAGAAATTGTTTCGTTTAAATCTACGGCGCTATCGACAAATTTTTTAGAGGCCACGGCGGCGGCCAGGATCGGCAAGGTAAAAACCTTGGTTAATACTTTGCCGGTGTCGGAAACCTTGCGCCCAAAACGATCGATCGCCTTTTGCGTGCGCTTGGTCTGCTTTTCAATTTGGGTTAATTGCTTTTTAGTCTTTTCTACGCCTTGCATACCAATAAGGCCGAATAGTTTAAAAAGCTCCTTACCGGCTGCCATTTTTGCGGGCCCTTTCTACAATACGTTGCGCGTTTGCCATAGCGTGATCGGCTTCGCGCTTTATGTCTTTTTTTGAGAGCTTAGGTTCATCGGATAACCCTAGATTTTTTAAATATGTACTCCACTTTGGCGGCTTTTCGACTTGCGCCCCGAGCGTTAGCCAAGCGTTAAACGCGGCGGCTACTAGCCCCTGGCGCTCTTGGCGTAGCTGCTCGCCTTGCAAATAGCCCCCACGAAATAAAATAGTTTCGTAGGGTGTCGCGTCAAGCTGCGCCGCCGTTAAGTTATCGTAAAACCTTACTAGGTTTTCGCGCTCTACCGGTTTTCTATTAAGCCTCGGATCTTGTTGTATAGCCCCGAGGCTTGCGAGAAAAAACCCGTAAAACCTTTTTTATCCATTAACTGATCTATGATATTTACTTCTATGTCGAAAGGCATAGCGTCGTATTCGGCGCGATCCTGGCACCCGATAAGATCCATAAACCACGCGGCTACCTCGGCCTCGGCCCACTCTATGATCCCGTCTAAGACGTTTTTGATCGTTTCGTAAAGCTGATCCGTTTCCGCGTCGGGCGCTGCCTCGTCGCCGCTATCCGAGCCGTCGGGCTTTGCTGCCGGTACCATTTCGGTAAGCCGAATATTACCGGATCGATTGGCAAAAGCCTGTATTAGCTCGGATAGCTTACGGCGATCCTTGCGCGTTAAATCCCTTATTTTAGGATATTCAAATTCTGTTTTTTCAGTCATAATTTTTTGCCCTTTTTGTTTATTTGTTACTGCTTATGACTAGCTCGGGTAATAGATAGTCCACGGCTCCGTATCGGTGCCGGCGGCTAAATCCGCCGGATCGAAATGAGCGGTAAACGTAACGGCTACTACGCCCTCTTCTTTGTCGGCAAAAGAAAGCTCGAAATTGCCGTCGGCTATTACGTCGCTGAGCTTGATCGCGCACTCGCCTAACGCGGTGTCGCCGGAAACGTCGCCCACTAACGTAACGTCGCTAAGAAAATCGGCGTCGGCGATCTTGAAATCGCCACGGGTGATCGCGTCCCAATCGGTTTCAAAAGTGGCCGAATCGGAGCCCACCAAGAGCCGTTTTAAATTATCGGTAGTGTGCTCAATAAAATTAACGGTTAATGAAGCCTTAACCATAGTGATCCGGCGTGAACCTTTCACCGGGCCCCGGGCCCCGTCTACCTCCATTTCGCGGATCTCTTGCTCAATGATAAATTGAGAGCCGCCCCGGGTGGCCCCTAAGAGGGTGCCAAGCGCGGCGAAGCCGGTAAAACCGGTATAAGCCGCCCCCGAGTCTATGATAAATTTCTGGTATGTGTCGGCGCTTATGCCGTGTTTTCTGGACATTGTTCTAACCTCCTTTTAGGTTTTTGTTATGCTGCAATTTGCTGCCAAGATCCCGATCCTATAAATGTAGTTTGCCACGTTGCCCCGTCGTCGCTGCTATAAGCTACGTTACCGTCGGATCCTATGGCAACAAAAAGGCCCTTACTATAGACCATATCGCCCCAAGTGGCCGCGCTCGGGATCGGCATATTACCCACCGAAACCCAATTAAGGCCGCCGTCGGTAGACTTTGCCACCGCGCCGCCCGAGGCCGCCGCGATAGCTAAAAAAGTGCCGTCGCCGTAGGCTACCGCTACCCACGAGGTAGAGCTAGGCAAAGCGCCGCCGGCGTTCCATGTTATACCGTTTGAACTGTAAGCCGTTACCGTGCTATTCCGGCAAATAGCTACATACTTATTACCACCGTAGGCGAGATCCTCCCAATTAGTAGCGCCCGGCATAGTGCCGGCGCTCCAATTGATCCCGTCGGCGCTATAATTGCAAACGGTAGAATTTGGCACGAGCGCTACGAATTTGTCGCCGTATACCAAAGCCTCGAAAGCTAGCGCCGCCGTCATATCAGCCGACGCCCAAGAGGCCCCGTTATCACTTGAATAGGCGGCTTTGCCGTTTGGTGGCTGCGGATTATTGCCCCTATTTGTAACTACGAAAACGCCGGCCCCGTAGGCCGCCCGCACCCAAACTATATTATCACCTATATCATAGGGTAACGCGCCGCCCGCCGTCCACGCGGCCCCGTCGGCGCTGTAAGCGCTCGTTAAGCCCTGGGCGTCAACGGCCAGGAAAACGCCGTTGCCCCGGGCGATAACGCGCCAAAAGGCCTCGCTCGGCAGTAATACCGCCGTCCAATCCATATCTATAGCCGAATAGCCGGCGTTATCGGCCACCGTAGCGGGTGCGCCCAGGGCGGCAAAAAGCCCGGGATTCGGCCAGTAAATACGCCACGGGGGCGTAGCAAAGCCGGCGGCCTCGGTATAGAAAGCCGAAAAAACCCACTTGCTTACGGCCTCGGCCTTATCCTTAAAGCCCAGGCTTAGATCGTTTTCGCATATCGGGTTATCTATGATCAAGGCTACGGGCTCGTCTTGGCCGGAAATCTGCGCGATCAATGCGATATTTGTAAGAGTATGCACGGCGAGATCGTCCCACTCGGCCCCGGTGATCTTGGTGTAAACCTGGCTAAAAGCGTCTTCGGTGGAAACGTTAGGGATCGCCAAGCTAAGATTAGCCACGTCAAACGCGATTATACTAACCTCTAAAGTTATTTTTTCGCCTATTAGTTGCTTTTGGCCGGCTACCTGGCCCGGGATCCCCTCGTATTTGAGATCCTTATACTCGGGCGTGCGTTTGAAAACAGCGCCGCCCCGGGTGGCCCCTATTAGCGTGCCGAGGTTATCGAAATCAACAAAATTTTTATAGATCGCCCCCGAGTCTAGCAAAAACTTGCCGTATGTATCGCTCGCTATGCCGTGGTGCCTTGCCATTTTCTATTAATCGTCCACGAGTAAAAGATCAAAGCCGGCTTGGGTGCCCGACTCGTCGGAAGCGTCTACGAGCCGGATCCTTATATCCGTATGCTCGGGCAAAGGGCCCGCCGGGATCCCGTATTCATACTGCCACCACGACGATCCAATATTAATTAAACCCGCCTCGCCTTTTACAAGCCAAGCGCCGTTAGTGCCGTTGTTTAGCTTGGCCTGCCATTGAAAAAGACCGTCTTGGCCGTTTTTATCGTCGTTAAAAAACGCTACATAGCCCTTTATAAAATACCCGGTTTTACCGTCGGGGATCGTGTATATAGCTTGCTGCGTTTGGCCCTCGCCGGCGGCTATAAAAGCGCCTACAAGAGCCTCGCCCGCCACCCTTATTGATATATCGCCGGCGTTGGTATCCGCGGCCCCTGCCGATACGACAAAAGCCCGAAAAGTGCGCCGCCATACTCCCGCGAGATCTACCGAATCGGTGCCCACCATTGTAACGGTATCGGCTTGCTCGGCCCAGTTAGAATCTAACCCAAATACGGCCACCGTTAGCGCCCCGCTACCACCGATCGAGTCCGCGCCCGCCGTGCTGATAACTACCATAGATCGAGCCGTATCGGGATAAAAATTATATGCCCCGCCGGCGGCCCAAACATCCTCGCCGCTAGTTGCGGCCTCGTTTTTACCGAATTTATTTATAGACGAGTGCCCGGGCACGTTGCCTTTAGCCACGTCGGCGTAAAAACTTACTATACCCCTGTAATGTTTATCACCGCAAAAAGCGGCGGCGGCTAAAACCGATAAAATCAAAAAAATATTTCTAATCATTTTAAACCCCTTTTTTATAAAGTTTCCTCGGCCCACTTTTTCCGGCCCGCCCGGGCGCTTAGCCTTACGACATAGTGCCGGATCTTAACGTCGCTGTTCTCTACCTCGCGCCCGTCCTCGTAATATATGCGAATAGTACCAAACCGATCGTCGGTCATAATTTCAACGTGATCACAAACAAACTCGATCCGCTCGGCGATCTGTCTTAATTCCTTGCCGCTCTCTTGGCGGTGGTATATGTCTAAAGTCACGTCGAAACCCGAGGCGGCCAGATTTTCGACGGCGTTTTTATCTATGTCAAAAACTATATAAGGCCGCTCGGCCTTTTGCGGGGCCGCACTGGAAAAAATAGCCGGGGCGCTCTCAAAGGTAGAGAGCAACGCAACTAAAGCGCTATCGGCAGCTAAAAGCGTTATTAATGATCCTTCAAACATGTTTTACCAATACCGCTCACTCATAAGTTTAATAATCTCGGGCTCGGCCTCGCGTAGCGACGGGAAAACAAAAGGGCGCTTATTGCGCGTTTTGCCGTCGCCGTGCCCAAACTCTAATAAATGCGCTGTAAAATACTTACTACCTACCTTGGCCGAGCGATCGGCTTTTAATAATTGAAAGCCTATGCTACGCCGTAACGCCCCGCTGCGCCGGGTGGGAAAGCCCCCGGGCGTAGACGTGCCTTTTTTACCTATGTTTTTGCGCATTATTTTAGCGGCGTACCGGGCCGCCTCGCGCCTGTTTTCAAATTCACCGCGATCAAGATCCGCAAAAATAGCGTCGGTGTTAAGCGTGAGCTTTGAAAATTTGCCTTTGACTACGCTCACGGGCGGCGCTCCTCGGCGATCATAAATTGCTCTATATCTCGGGTTTGAATATCCTCTAAAGTCTTAATATAAAAGTAACGAGTACCGGCAGGGGTAACAAAAACCGCCCGGCCTACCTCGGCCACGGGGATATTAGAGCGAACCCTTAAATAGTGGGTAGCTATAATATTCCAAGAGCGCATTTCTGCGCGTACTTGCGCCTTAATTGGTACGATCTCGGTAGGTATTTGGGTAGCGCCGGAAATATTGGCCCAAACCTCGGTAAAACCGCCCTCGCCGTCGGGTGTCTCGGTCTTGGCCTGATAGTCGACATAGTGGCGGCACCGGCTCGCGAGCGTTTTGGTTTTGCCTTTGCTATCGGCGCGAAAAATAGCCATATCTACATACTCACTAAACGATCCGGTTTGAGCACATCAAAAAACGCCTGCGGGATCGTGCCGGCCTCGGCGTCGCGGTTTTCGTACATGTACGTGCAATAAAGATAGATCGCATTTTTTACGCTATCGGGCACTACCGTAGCGTCGTCGCCGTAGCCGGCGGTAAACTCGACTATAACGGAATTAATAGGCCGTAGCGTCGTGGTAGGCCATACGGCATTATCGTTAAGAGAAAAGCGGCCTACCTCGGAAATAGTGTCTATAAAATAATTTGTGTCGGCGAAAGTGGCCTCGGTGTCGTCGGTGTCGTAGTATTTAACTGAATCCACACTAATTAGCGGCGACATTGGGAGATCAAAGCACGTCGGCGGGTAGCTATCAAAAATAACCCTGTAAACCTCTTTTACATAGCTGCGGTGCTGATATTCGCCAGCCATTTTCGCGGCGGCGTTAATCCATTGCTCTATAAGATCGTCCTCGACCGAGTGGGCGACGCGGGCGTTAAGTTTAACCTCGGCAACGGTTACCGGTGCCGCCGCTGCCGCCGTTTTCAGCCGGGAAAGTCTCATTTTACTACATCCTTAGCGTTAAACCAACGAGAAACGCACCCGTTTAATTTAAGGAAAACTTGCTTGTTTTTTCCGACGGTACGCCGGCAAGTGCAAACGCCCCTATACTCGGTTTCGCCGATCTTTACTGTAATTTCCTCGCCTTTCTTGGGGGCCTTGGAAGTGGCCGCCGCTGCGGGCTTGGTTTCGGCTGCCGGTTTTGTTTCGGCTGCCGGTTTTGTTTCGCCTTTTTTCTTTGCCATAATAAGATCCTTTTCTTAAAGCCCCGCCCCTAGTCGCCAGGCGTCCAAGGGCGGGGCGGGTGTTTGGCTGTTTACCTGTTAAGGCTTACGCGCCGACGCCGCTTTCGTGGTAGGCGTCGTCGATCGCAATGGCGCTAAGTATGTTAGCGTCGTTTGAATCGCCGAAACTAAGGCACATATACTTACCGGCGGGGATAAGTATAGACGGCACGTTAAAAACCACTACAACTACGGCGCTATCGTCCGTTACCGTAAAGGTTTTAGCGTCCGTTTGCCTTACGTCGTCCTTAAAGATCGGGACGTTCTCGGCAAGGGCCACCGGGTTAGTGCCGTCGGCGTCGTCGCCGCTCACGATAGAGAGCGCGAGGTTTGCCGCGTTGGCCATGGTGCAAAGACAAAGGAAAGTTAGGCTATTCGATCCTTTGGTGGGTTTGACGCCTATGGCGTCGCCGGTGCCGGTAACTTGACCGTTAAACAGCACGCGGGAAGCAGTTTTTAGCTGCTCGGGGATCATAGAAAGAATACGCATTATATTTTTTCTCCTATTGCTCTATAGCCTAAAATTAGGCCCGAGCGGCTAAGGTGATATAGGGGGATGTGAGAAACGAGCTATTCGCCCGGCTCGCAAGCGAGGTACGGGTATAGGGAGCGCCGTTAACACGTTTGATAAAACGAAATGACGTGATCGCCTTGTCGAAGTCTACGTGGATCGAGCTTGCGGTTTTGATCCCGCCCTTAGCGATCGCGATATAGTCCGACATATCGGCTAACACAATGTCCCCGAGATCGCCGAGTGCGGCGGCCTGCTCAATGGGGATCACGGGCAAGCCGAGCAGCGTAGAATAAGGGGAAACGCTCGCGCCGCCGGCAGGCAGGTAAACGGGCGCGCCGCCGGTGCCTACTGACAGGTTCATAAGCGGCAATTGTTCGAGCGCTTGCTGTGTGATAAACCATGCCGCGTTAGAGATCCGGCGTGCGGGCATGCGGGCCCACATTTTGATCACGTTTTCATAGACGATAGTGTCGGCGGTCTGGCTTGTTTCTTTTGCAACGGTAACGAGTGCGTTACTGTTCATAATTCCCAGGGGTTTGCCGTTGCCGTCGCCATCGAAAACGCCCTGATCAAGCGCGAAAGCCATTTCGGCGGGGTATGCGCTTTGCACCCACGAGCTAAGCAGCGCGGAGTCTTCTAGCATTTCGTCGGTAACCTTAACAAGCCCCATGAGCTTAGAAAGTTTAATATCAAGGTTACGGAAAGCCGGTTGCGAATACGTGCCGCTGCCGCCCTCTTTTACCCAGTAGACCGCGATCCCGCCGTAGCGGCTGCCGTCGGCCCGGCTGCTTTCGTCCACGCCGGGAATATTGGCGGTATTGCCAACGCCTAGCGTAAGCTCGGTAGCCCGGGAAAAAAGGTTAGATTCGGCTACGGCCTGTTCCATCATGTTACCGAAAAATTCTTCGGGAACTGCAAAACCACCGTCGGCCCCGGTTTCGGTGTTAAGTGAAGCCTTAAGCAGCCTTTCGGTGGCCTCGGCGGCGTTTGCCGTCTTGGTGCGGGCCACGTCTACGAGCATTTCGCCCAGGTTAGCGTATGGCTTTTTAGCTGCCAGGTTATCGCCGGCGTTAACGTCGTCGCCGTGGGCCTTGGCGCTCGCGTTTGCTGCGGGCTCGTGGGCTTTGGCGTCGGCGTCGGCCTTGGCGTTGGCGTCAACGGCTGCGGCTTTTGCTGCGAGCTCGTCGGCCTTGGCTTTGGCGGCTTCGAGGCGTTTGTATTCGGTTTCGGCGGCGCTGTATTTCGCCTGCTCGTCGTCTGTAAATTCTCGGTTCTCGGCTTGCGCGGCCTCAAACAACGAGCTCATAACGTCAAGCTGTTTTTTCATGAGTAAAGTATAATCCATATACTTAGACCTCCGGTTAATTGTGTGCCGAGAGCATATTTATTTTATGCCGGTGGCGGTTTGCTAGTGACATTTTTTGTGGTGGTTTATGTTCGGTAAATTTCGACTTAGGAAAAGACCGAAATTTATTTAATTGAACCTCTACGCTATCAAAAAGCACGTTTTCACCCTGATAGCACGCGGCGATCTTTTGCTCTTGCTCTACCTCGTCGGCAAAACCGAGCTCTAAAGCCTCGGGGCCTGTTAGCCAGGTTTCCGCGTCCATCATTTCCGCGAGCTTTTCCTTTTCAAGCCCGGTTTTATTTTCGTATGTAGAGACTAAAACGCCGTCCTTTATACGATCTATTTTGTCGGCGAGCTCGCGCAGCGCGTTAGCGTCGCCGCATGCGCACGTCCACGGGTTATGGATCATTAGCATAGCGTTAAAAGGCATGACCACCCGATCCGCCGCCAGGACAATAAGCGACGCGATAGAAGCGGCCAGCCCGTCAATATACGCCGTTGTAGGCTTATTTAATCGCTTGATCTCGTTATAGATAGCCACGCCGGCGAAAACGCTACCCCCGGGCGAGTTAACATATATGTTAACCTCGGCGGCGTCCTCAAGTTTCTTGATCTCGTCGGCCACGCCTGCCGGCGTTACGTCCTCGTCTATAAATTTCCAATCTTCTATATCGCCATAAATATAGAGCTCGCCGATCTTGTTTTGTATTTTCGCTTGTAACCACTTGATCATATATTACCTTCTTTGGTTGCTTGCTCCATTATGTCGCCGACGATCTGCCGGACGCGGTTGTCTATTGAGCCGCCGGCGTCGGCGTCGGGCTCGGTGCCGAGCGGCACCATATTAAGGGGCTGCAAATGGGTGTCGCCGCCCTCTACGCTGTTTAAATTCAACATACGCCGCACCTCGTTAACCGATAGCCACCCCCATTGCAAACCTTTCGCGAAACTCTCCGACATAGTTTTAGAGTCGCCGCGCAAAAGGGTGCTAATATTGTACTCCATATAATAGCCCTGCGCCCGCTGCCGGGGCGTGAGTAATTGGCTATTAATATTTTGCTCGGCCCGGCGAAAATGCGGTAGCATTGTATACATAACAAACTCTAAACTTTGCTGCTCGATATTATTATTTGTCGATTTTTCGAGGTGCTGCACTAAATGAGGTTGCACTCGGAAAAATCTACAAATATCCTCGATCTGAAATTTCTTAGAGCTAAGTAACTCGGCGTCTATAGGCTTGATCGTAAGGGGCGAGGCTTTTAACCCGTCCTCTAATAGCATAGGCGTGCCGGCGTTTTTCAGGCCGCTATAATTTGTTTTGATTTCTTTTTTAAGCCTATCGTAAGCCTCGTCTTTTAGAAAGCCTGGGATCTCGAAAACCACCGAGGGCACCGCGCCGTTTTTAAAAAACTCCTGGCCGAATTTTTCGTAAGAATAGCCGAGCATAATAGCGCGGGCGGCGTACTCTAATAGCGACATGCCGACGATCCCGTTAACCGAGGGCCCCGGGACGTGTAAAACCTCGTCGCGCTCTAAAACTACCTGGCCGGCGTCGCCGTTTACCCGGTATTTTATCCGGCGATCCTTTTGATCGCGGAAAATTGTAACGTTTTGCCACTCCAATTGGGACAGGCCGGCCAGGCGTCGCCCGTTTTTAAGGCGCTCGGCTACGAAATTGCCGCCCAAATTGGTTTGATACATTTGGCACTCTTGGAAATTATAGGCGCTCGTTTCGTCGTTTGGGGCCTCGTGTAGAATAGGAAAAAGGCCGGTTTCGTTAGTGGCCTCGCGATCCCCGGTTTCGGTGTCGCGTTTGTACTCGTGGATCGATACGCTCGCGAAAGTCTCGGCGAGTACCCGGTTACATGCGAAAAAAGCGCTGTATTTAAGCGCGAGATCTTGGGAGATCTGGCCGTAGGTATCCGGCGGCATATCTCCCCCGCCTAGCCACTCTTTTACGTACTGTTCAAAGTAAGAATTGGAAAAAACCGCCCGCACTCTTTGAAAAAATTTCATGCTGCAAAACTCCTCATAGGCCTATTATTATAACCGCCGATTGTATCGGCCACCATTGCGCGCACATAGGCGTTAATAATTGAGGCAATAGGATCGATCCTTTCCGAGCTTTTCGCCTTGTTTAGCAGAATATTCATATTTCGATCTACAATATCAACAATTGCGTTTCCGATCGCCCAAGAAATTACCGGGTTTCCGTCGTGTATTATATTCTTATTAGCTACTTGATCCCTGAAATCCTTTGTGGGCTCGCTTAAAGTCTTGATCCCCTGCGTGATATTTACCACCGTTTCGCCCTCTTCTATAAGATCATTTGAAATCTGAAGAGAGCCCCACGGGTCTACGCACCACTCCTGCACCACGGTGCGAAGCCTGGCCACGGTTTCGTTAACCCAAGCCACTACGGTCTTATAATCGACTACCGCGCCCTTAGTGAGCGTTAAAAAGCCTTGTTTTTCCCAAAGATCGTACGGCACTAAATCGCCTTTCATTTTTTCATGTAGCGTACTTTCGGGAATAAAAGAATGACCTATTACTATATACTTTCCATTATACGGAAAAACGAGGCCCGCCGAGGTTAGATCGTTTTTCGCCGAGAGATCAAGGCCGGCAAAGCACGGGAACCCGGCAAGATCCGGCAGCGTATCGCGGCAGGTGTTCCACTTTAATAGTGGCATATAGCCGGCCTCGCGTTGGTTAACCCATACGTTTAAATGCTTAGTTAAAAAATTCCGCATTTTATCCGGTGCGGCCTTGGCCTCGTCGGCTTTTTTCTTCAAATAGTTACGGCCCTCCACATAACTACAAATAATCGGGTTTGCCTTTGGCCAGTTTGCCGGCTCAAAAGGATCATCGATCAAATCCCCGGGTGCGATTTTACGCCCGTCCTCTATTTCTATGTCTTCGCTCGTGGTGTTAGTTTCGAGCTCGTGCACGTCGGCGAAAACGCTCTCTAAGTCGGTGTCGTCGTCGGGATCTAGAATCCGGCAAACAAGTTTATACTCGACTACATAGCAGGGGTTATTTAGATCGAAGCCCGACGTAGTAATTATGCCAATTAGCGGCTCGGGCCGGGCACCCATGGCGCTATCCATTATATCATAAATTTCCGTAGTAGGGTGGGCGTGGTACTCGTCTATACAAACGCATTGGGGGTTATAACCGTCGCCGGTTTTCCTATCCTCTTTAGATAGGGCCCGGCAAAATGATTTAGTTTTAAGGTGCGTTATCTTATGGTAAGCCTCTTTATATTTGCCGGCCAGTACCTTAGAGCCGTCTAACATAGCCAAGAGCTCATTATATACGATCGCGGCTTGCTCTTTTTTAGTGGCCGCGCAATATACTTCAGATAAGCCGCCATTTGTAAAAACCATGAGCTCATAAGAAAGTATAACCGCGAGCAATTGGCTTTTAGCGTTTTTACGGGCTACCTGAAAATAAAACTTTTGGAAACGCCTATAACCGGTATCCCGATAATAAAAGCCGTATATATTGGCCACTATAAAGGCCTGGCTAATGTGTAGCTCGATAGGTTGCCCCGTTAATATGCCCTTAGTATGGCTAAACAGGCTAGCCCAAAGGATCACCCGATCCACGGGGGCCCAATCGAATTTAAAACGGGCCCCGGGGGCCTGCGCTGCCTCGTAGTCGCGTAGGAAACGGGCGCAGGCCTGGGCGTGCTTCTTGCACGAAAGCACCTTACCGCTAACGCAATCGCGGGCATACTGCAAAACCTTAGTCGATACGCTGCGCGGTTTTCGCTTTTTCATATATCGAAACCTATGTCGCCGGCGGGATCCCGTTTCTTATGGCGTTTAATCGGCAGCGTGCGCACCTTCGCGGCGGGGTTTAGAAATATACGATCCTCCAAATCAAGGATCGCTTTTAGCTTTCGGTCTATGGCGCTATCCAATTTTAAAAGGGCCTGCAAGCTAACCGAATACTCGTATATGCCCCATAGCTTTTTAGCGCGGTGCCTGTTATACTCTTCGGCATTCATTAATAAAAGATCGTCTTGATCCTCTACCGGTAATTTAAAGGCCGAGAGCTCGCGGCGCTGCAAAACCATATCTAACCACTCGGCATGCGCTATACAATAGCGGTTTAAAATACCGTTATCGGTATCGCTTAGATAGGTGCCGATCTGGTCTTCGGATTTTTTATAAATCTTTGTTATCTCGCGCCATTTGGCCAGGGCCTTTTTGTGCGCTTTCACCTCGTCGGTAGGTTTAAAAATAAATTCGCCTAGCGTGATCTCGGCCTCGGCGGCGCTTTCGATCTCGGCCTTGGCCTTTTTGCATTTTGGGTTTTGAGCTTTGGCCGCCGCCGGCGCTCGTGGCTTGCGCATAGTGGCTATACTCATATAACCCCCCGCATATAGGCGCTATCGTGTAGCCCCTGGCATATAGGCCCGGGCGCGCTAACTTTAGTTTTTTGGGAAAGGGGAATTTGTGAACAGAAAAG